TTTACAAAGTACCCAAACTTTTTCAAGTCTTTAAGTAATCTATTATAGCCCCAATTGTCTGGAATGTCAAGTTGCTTGTAAGGTGGTGTTCCCTCAGGCAAATCGAATTGAATGTCTCTATTGTATACAAATGTGAGAACAGTTTTCAATTCAGGTTTCAAATTGGCAATCTCACGCAAATGTGTCACGCGATCTTTCGCTGGTACATCATTCACAATTTTAAGCAACTCTGGTATGGTTGCTCTACTAATGTCAGTCGGCATATTAAAATTCCTGTATGTGTTCCATCAATTGTTTCATACGATTTTTGATGAAATAGTTTAGTACTTTATCTTTACCCTTCACTTCTTTGGGGGTGCGATAAGCGGTTAAAATTTTATCTGCATATTCACTAGGTACTTTTGACAAATCAATTAGACTTTCATTTCGCTGGTAATTACGCAACATTGATGCATCGCAAAAATCTTCCGGTTTCTGCGCTACCCATGTATTTAGTTTTTTTTCAGTTACAGGCTTCTGACGGGCTTCGGTAATGAAAGTATCATCGCTAGACAGAATGTTAGGGATGCCGTCACCTCTATCACCTTTGATGATATGCTCTTTAAGGAATTTAACTGGCTCTGATGTTTTCAGAAACTTCTTTGCCATAGGGCTGTACTGATCTACATTGGCAAACTTTTGCAATTGCATAAAGTCTTTGTCGCTAGAAAGAATCAGAATCTTTTCACTTTGAGAATTTTTCAATTCTACGCCATAGTTTGTACAGATTGTACCGATCACATCATCGGCTTCAGTCTTGTCAATTTGTATAACCTTGTACGGAAAGTTCTCGCGAATCTCATCACGCACTCTGTTAAGAGTTTCGAAAATTAGATTCCAATCGTATGGAGATTCTTCACGCGATTTTTTACGCGCCGCTTTGTAGTACGGGAACAAATCTTTGCGCCAGTACTTCTTATCATCTGCACAGATTACAAGATCGCCATACTCTCCTTTAAACTTCACATTGTACATGCGAATGCTATTGAGTACCATATGGCGAATCAAATTCTCATCGATGCCACCATTAGCAATTCCTGGTTGCATCATGAGGTTGGAAATCATGACTTGATTCAAGTCGAGTAAAATCATTTCAATGTCCTAATTAACTATTCTGAGGATAATTGTATCAGAATTCATGCGACCTGTCAAGTTTGATTCTTTGGTAGACAAGTCTGGTAGAATCTTCTTGATTTTAACTTTGCCAGCCTCCATCACTTCTTTGATAGTTGCCTCTGGCTTGCGTAGACGTTTGCCAATGGATGTTTGTTCATTGTAGTTTTGCAATGTGCTACCTTTTACAGACAAGCCTTTCGCATTATCTGCATGGTAAACACCAAGCAACTTTGTCTTTGTGTTATATGTCCACAACTGCAATGCGCCAACCACTTTCTCTGGCGCAATACTCACCAAACCAAGTTCTGCAAAGTCTTTCATGTAGTTCAGTTTAGAAACTAGAACACTTGCAGGCTTCTCTTTTACCTTACGCTTTTTGCGCGTTGGCTTAATGCTTGCACGATTGTTTGCGGAAACGACAATCGAATCCAAAAACTCTTTGAATCTACGCAACTCTGGTTTGCTAAAGTTAGAGTAACCTTCTTTCAATTGCGGATCGGTCGTATCAATTACTTCTTCAATCTCTTTCGCTCTTTCAATGAAGACGTTACAAATCTTTGTCATCACCACGGATGATAGATTGCGCGAACGAAAATAAGAATCCATATCAATAGGATTTTTGCAACCAGTAGTTACAAAATCATCAATGAGACCTTCAATCTCTCCAGCCTCTTCGCTTGCTTTCTCGCGAATACGATCTTGAATGTTGACCTTTGGCGCATCTTCAACCACCACAGCAACAACTTTCAATTCTTTATTTGCTTCGACCAAAAGTTCTTTATACTTGCCCGCAAAGTATTGCTTAGTCTTGTCACTAGGAACAAAACCAAGACAAAGCATTCGCGCAAGCCAGCCAAATTGTAAATTGATTTTAGATTCTGATACAGAACGAACTGCAAGAATTTCGTTCTTACTTCGCCCGACAAATTTCAGATAGTCGAGTACAAATTCTTTTGCTTCTTTTTTACTGCAATTGTAATTGTACCAATTGAATGCGTCAATCAAAACGCTTTGTTCACTCTTACCTTCTACGTTTGTGTAGATAGGTTCAGCACCAATTTCGGAATTAATCTTTCTCATGATGTAGGTCTATATGTCCAAGTGTTAGTCTCAAGATTCCAAATACTCTCTACTTTACTGTTCTTTCCTTGTAGAATCGTTACTATTATTCTGTTCGTTTTCAGCAATGAAATTAAGAATGCCTTTAGTTTCTCCAGATCCGGAGATTCTTCCTCCGTCACTATCTTGACTGCCGTATAGGTATTCATAAAGTTCTTTCACACCGCCTATGTATTTTGTGCCATGATAAATGTGCGGCACAGTTTGTGTTCCTGGTCGCAACCTTTGAAGTTGATTGAGTGTATAGTGTATTCCGTACAAATACATACGATACTCATAATTCATTGTATATAGCAAAAATTCTGCTTTCTCACATGCTCTGCTGTTAGGTGCGCCGTATATGAAAAACATTACATCTCGGTTCTTGTAGTAGTCACAAGCCTCACATGCGTACCTGGATGAACGGTAGTCGATATAGTTTTCTTTTCGCCATTGTCTTCGTAAGTTACAAGGTAACCCACAATGACATTACGGCTATAAGGTTCTTCAAGAATTTGACAAGTGTTTTGTTGTTGATAGCCGACCGTTTGTGTGGAGTAACCAACTACTCTCTGATTAGAATTGGTTGCAACACCCGCACCAATCGCTCCACCAATCACGGTCGCGCCTACATTACCATTTGAAACTCCGGCACCGACAATCGCACCAACAACCGCACCAAGTGCGGCATCTGCTGGATGCACATATCGACCTTCTACAATGGGAACATTTTTTTGAATAGGTACTGTAGTTACGCCACAGACTTGTCTCTGAGTAACACCAGTTTCCAGTTTTGACATTGTTTCGATATTGACAATAGGTGCATATCGAACCAATTGGTTCGGAACATTATAAAGAGGGCTAGGCTTGTAAGAATGACTTTGACCATCTAGTGTTCGCGGTTCATTCTGCCTTGGGTCTTTCGAAAACCTAACCTCTGCATGTGCGGTAGTTGCAACTAAAAGAGCGGCAACTAAGGCTGTGAGTTTCATGGAAGTTTTCCTTTCATTTGTATATATCATACCGCATTTCCTGGCTGTTGTCAAGTATGGGTAAGTACACAAATGTTAGTGATTACTTACTTGCAGGTTTAGCAGGCACTCTCTTCTTTGCTTGCTTGACAACATTTGCCGTCACATTACCGGCAACTTTCTTAGCAGGTGCTTTTCTTGCTTTTGGTGCTGGCGCAGGTGTTGGTTCTACGGCTTTCACGGCAATGCCTTGAACGTGCTGAACCTTCACAGGTTCATAAACTTCTGCTGGTTGCTTTTCTTCTACTGGCTTTGTAACAGAGTCAAGCGGATGTGTTCCGTCTGCTTTTTCTTTGTTCAAATGATTATAGGCAATATAGACAATACCGCCAAGAATAAGAATGCCAATGATAATTTCCATAACTGTCTCCTAATTGTTGGAATAAACAAACTATTTATATTAAGTGTGGGTTTGTGATGAGGACACCTGCCTTGATTAAAATCACAAGAAGGTGTGTATTCTTTGCGGCAAGTTTGACAAGTCATTAGTCCCAAAGTCCTCTATAATATTTGCCAAACAAACGCAAGCCGTTATCGATTCGTTTGCTATGTGCTTGATAACCTTCTGCATCAAACTTTGCGGTATGATTAGGACCATCAACCATTTGATATAATGTTGGTTTGCCATTCTCATCCCATTTACATGGCTTACTCATCCAGTCAGTTTTGCCTGTATGAAATTGATCTTCCCAATCTGTTGCAAGTTGTTCGAAAGACCAAATCATTTCACTCATAATGTAATCCCAACGTAGATGTACAAGGTCATCTACTGCACTATCAGCGGCTTCTTTCTTTTCTGGAAAGAGTTCTTGTTGATCCCAATTATGAGGATCATATGTAGTGTGAAATTTTTCAGGCACATCTTCATCATCAACAAGTTGAGAACCATGCTTGGTTTCTTTCAATTGTTTTAGCATAGGCAGAATGATAGGATTCAAAGTTGAATCCATGTTCCAAGTATCGTACTTATCAATCTTCACATACACAATACGTTTTCTTTTAGATTCAATCCAAAGCAATAGTTTATATAGCCATGTGTTAGGACGGTCTCTGTCCCAACGTGTTGTCGCTTTTGGGTCTTCTTTTTCTACGCTACCGTGTGCAAGCCATTCGCCAAAGTTATGCACCCAATCTGGTTCGCGTTCGAAACCATATTCATCTTTTTCTTTCTTTGCCCAAAAGCAAAGTAACTCTGCTAGTTGGTAAGGACCAAACCAGTTTTTATATGGACCAATATAGACTTTCATTCCTTATAAACCTTTCGTTTGTATGGTGTTGGGTTTGGACGGGTTCGTATGCCCACGCCAGACATTACTTCTCCTTCTTCTGGAGTAAGTTTACCAAATTCTTTCATCATATAATAACGAACCATTTCGTCTGTGATCTGACTGATAAGATTATTCTTTTCATTCTCAAGCCAAAAACGAATAGGGGCGCGACCCCAAGTTTTGTATTTCATAACATCATGGAATATCTTACGATGCGTTTTACTTGTAGCATCAAATACTTCATGCTGTCTTCCATACTGTTCAATCTTACTCATTTGATTTTCTTTCTTCCGTAAACTTTACCATAAAAGGTTTCTTATCAAACCACTCCGGTACTTTTTCTGCAATTATATCAAAATGATAATCATCCGGATAGTGTCGCAATACCCAAAGGGCTTGTCTACGCACATCTTTAGGAACCTTAGGTGTTTTCTTAGGGTCCAGTAAATCTTGTAAAAATTGTTTACCGCATTTGAGTGCGCGGTATCTTTCGTCAGGTAACGTCATCTTCTTCCCACTTTGTTACAAAAGTGTCCATTTTATAGTCATCAGTCCAAGACGATGCATACGCATTATCTTTGTCGCAAAGTTTCAACACTTCTTCTGGTGTAACAACACGATGCGAAATAATTGTTTCACCAAGATGTTCTTGTGAAAATTCGGTGGCGTCATTCATTGTAACTGTATCAAGAGCCCAATTGGCTTTGTCGTTACCAAAGTCATCAACCCCGATAGGAACTTCAACAACATAGCGTTGACGAAATTGTGAGATACACTCAACAAGAACCAATTGTGTTTCACGCTTTTTCAAAGTCCAACTCCCGTCTTTGTTGTCAATCCATTCAATCCTATCGCCGGTGCGCCAGCCTGCGCCTTCAAGCACTTCATCAGGAAATTCAATGAAAAAATCTCCATCTTCATGTTGCTTAACGTCAAGTGTCCAAGTTTTATTCACAATATCATCCTTATTAATCCAACGCTATCAATTGCTGTTAACAAAAGGTAGTTAGCCAGCATCCCAAAAGATTTCCTAGTAAAAGCAGCCCAAGCATAGAGACTACAACCGATGATCCAAATAGGGTAAAGAATAAGTAGGGGCGGATTGGGGACTGTGAGAGCCATGGTGATCGAACACCCAATGCTAATGCCCCAAGCAAGCAACTCAATGCAAAACCGAAAACGATTAGAATTCCAGTCATGTTTTATCCAATCAAATATTCCATATATTATATCACGCATCCTTAACTTTCGCAAGTATCTCATTCCAAAGTTTGCCATAGCCTTTGCTATCACAAATTGCTTTTAACATTTCTAGTTTATCATTATACCAATGTTCTCTTGGAATGTCAAGTAGGTATTTCATACATACCGCTTCGTCAAAAAACAACGGAAAGTTCCACGCACCATGGAAGCCAAATGTATTGCCAGTAGGGTTACACCACTCATGGGCAAACTGATTCGCCACTTCGATTGGTGCATACTTTATATCATACTTTCTCTTTAGAAACTGAGAATGCCCTTGGCAAATTACTGCATCTTCGTTTTTAAATCTTGGACTGTTTTCAAACTTGATAAAAGGATCACGCAATGCTTCAATCAGTTTCATGCTACGCAAACTGAATCCACCATTGCCAACTTTCTCTTCTGGTCTAATCCATGTAAACCTATCAGGCCATGGCGCACCAATGTAATCGTAATTATAGTAATCGTCTGACCAATGCATCTTGTTAGCCGCCATGCCATCATACTGAACCACTAGCACAAACTCAGTCTTGACATGCGCCCATAGATTTTTAATCATGTAATAACTGTAATCATCTACAGTAAAGTTTTCACGCAAAGGAATGTGATGCCCGTACCCAAGCGGTATGTTACCAACTTGCAATACTGTTTCAACATCTGGAGTATTTTCTAGAGTAGTATCAATTGCAAAACGCATAGCCTTGTGGTTTGTATTGCCCACAATTACAACGGTGATTTTTTTCATATTTTTTTATGTGAGTAGGTATAGCCTACATCGTGTTCAAATTTGTTAAAGAATGTACATGTAGGATCAATCCAAGAGAACAGCCAATTGCGTACATCGCCTGGTCTGAATGATAATAATGTATTGATAGGAAACTCTTGTAGCACAATACGCTTCTCTACTCTAGGGTAACAGTTTGCGATATGCATTGGTCCTGAGTTTACGCCTATAAATTTTGCGGAGCCGGCGATAAGTTTTGCAACTTCCCAATAGTCGAGTTTCCCACAGAGGTTTGTGCTATTGCCACCAAGAGGCTTATCGTTATCACCACCAACTTGAATAATTTCATAATTTGAATAATTTTTGTTGATTGATTCTAGAACATCATCAGACATGACACGAACATCATCTTCGCCTGATGTGGTGCGAATTGCTATCTCGCCATCTCTGCGTCTGTCTGATCCTGTGGTATGAACAACAATACGATTTGGTTGAATTAATTCATCTTCATGAATATACAAGCGAGAGTGTCTGAGGTTAACATTATTGAAGCCAAGTTGAATGCACATATATTCAGATTGCCCGTTTGTTACAGGCACTCTCATCATATCAACATATTGCTTTACTTGTTCTTGAATGCGGCAGTCTGGAATAAGACTAATTGTGGGATATTTGTTTGCTTCGTCTTCTTTCATGAAGACAACATAAGGATTGTGTTTGAATGCCCAAATGCGTTCATCTGAAATGATGCACTTCTCGCCAGTTACATTGTGAATGTTTTCTGGCATAGCAGTTGTAGCGATTTGATCGCCTATGTGAAAAAAATTAAATTTCAAATGATACATAACAAATCCTATGTCTATTTTTTCTCGGGCGCCTTCTTTTTCTTCGCCGATGGTTTCTTAGGTCTTACCTTTGACTCAAGGCGCTTCATTACTTCTTTACCTTCCATCCAAATATCCTTGTTGTCTAGTATACTACGGATTTCTGTCTCTGTCAAGAAGCCTTCATAGACTTTGCGAATAATGTTTTCTGACCACTTACGTTCATTGACAAGTTGATCATACATCTCACCGCCTTTACCAAATGTACCACCAGAATAATTGTGGAACATGAAAAGACAATGCTCTGAAATTTCAAATCTTTGTCCCGACAAGAATAGCATTGTTGCGGCAGACATACATGCACCTTCTGCTGAACAAACTACCATTGCGCTAGACTCTGCGATTGCACGGATGAATTGAATTGTAGTAAACAAATCACCGCCAGGTGAGTTGATATGAATACGAATTACATCTGTCTCGTTTGCGTTTCGAATTGCATCGATACACCCAATGTATTTTTCGGGAGGTTCTATGGTGCCTGAAATGTAGATTGTGATAAGATTACCAATTGGTTTACAATTTATAATTTTATCGTCAAACAAATTTGCAAAAGGGTTTTTGGTTTCTTCATCCATTGTTTTGTTCATTTTGATATCCATATTTGCAAATATAATAAGCGTCAATCAAATCCGATGAAGGATTCCATTGTTTTTCAGTCATGTTCAATTCATTCTTTAATCGAATGGAATTTTCTTGTTCGAAGACCAATTGCATTTGTTCTTTATTTGAGTTGCCTTTACCTGTGGCGAACTTCTTAATTACTGTGGGTGCTATTGTCTTGAATTCAATTTGAAAATTCCAAAACCTATATTTCAATACGCCTGTATTCTCTGCAATGTTAAACACACGACCTTTCGATCCCATTGAATAGTCTTCAATGAAGACTTTCGTTTCTTCATCTAGTTCTAAAATCCTATCGATAAAAAAACTAGAAATTATATCGTATCGTTCCATCTCATTCTTGTATTCAAAGTATTGCCCATTCACATTCTTGAATGAAACATCATACTTCTTCAACTGAGTTAGATAATGTAACTTACAATTCTCAAACTTAAACTCTCCGACTACATCATTATATAGACACATCGCAGGGGAAGTCATTGAGTAATCAATGCCTGCGTAGATCATTTCCAATCATCTATATCTCGTAAAGAATCTTCGGAAATTCGATCCCATTCTTCATCTACGTTTTCCTGCCACTCTTCTTCTGCTATGTTTGTATCGTCTACTTCCGTTCCACAAACAGGACAAAACTTTGGTGATTGTTTTGATTCAACATACGAATCGTTGTTACACGATTCGCAGAATATTTCAAATACTGTCATTCTTTCTCCTTATGCCGCTTTGCCCCACACTTCTTCCCATTTACCTGAGAGTGCGCCCTTTGCGTAATCGGTTGCACGATTCTCAAAGAAGTTGGTGTGTGTAGGTGCATTGATCATTTCCTCTACCCATGGCAGAGGATTTCTTTTAACTTTAAAGATGCCTTTTAGTCCCAATGAAATTAATCGTCTATCAGCAATATAACGAATATACTTTTTAACCTCTTCTGAAGTTAATCCTTCCATTGAGTTGATGCCAAAAGCAAGGTCGATAAATTTGTCCTCAAGTTCTACCATTTTTTCAGCGATGGTGTAAATTCTTGATTTTAAATCATCATTCCAAATTTCTTTGTTCTCTTCTATGTATGTGCGGAATAACTTAATCATTGACTCAGCGTGTTGTGTTTCATCAACAATAGACCAAGTAACGATTTGTCCCATGCCTTTCATCTTACCCATACGGGGAAAGTTAAGCAACATAATAAAAGAACTGAATAGTTGCATACCTTCAGTAAATGCACTAAACACAGCGATATGAGTTGCAGTATTTTCTTTAGTTGTATTTTGGGCAGATAAATTTAGAACATAGTCGTGTTTATCGCGCATCTCTTGATACTCTAAGAATTGATTGTAAGTTGCTTCTGGCAAACCTAGTGTTTCAATCAAGTGTGAGTATGCGGCAATATGCAATGCTTCTCTTGCGGCAAAGCCACAAAGCATCATGCGTACTTCAGGCTGAGGAAAGTAAGGCAAGTAATTATTAACATAACCACCTGCTACATCAATGTCGCCTTGTGTAAAGAAACGGAAGATATGTGTGAGAAATTTTTTCTCATCTTCACTTAATTTGTTTCTCCAATCTTTTACATCTTCAAGCATTGGCACTTCTGTGTGTAGCCAATGTGATTGTTCGTGTTTTAACCACGCTTCGTATGCCCAAGGATAATTGAATGGCTTGAACGCATTTCGTTCATCCGTTAGTTTAGATTCAATTCCTTTTTTGCTTCCTGTAACCATGTGAGTTCCTTATCTGATGAAATTTTTATAATGTTGTTTGGAAATTTGTTTTTGATATATGCGACTAGTTCTTTTGTGTCTTTCGTTTGAAAGATAAAAGTTTTATCGTGCCAAGCATAATAAATTTCACCTATTTTTTCTATGTACACCTCAATAAGATTTGATACTGTAGTTTGAGGGGTTTCGGCCGTTTTATTCTTTGTCAACATTACCATGAGTAAAATTCCAAAGATTAAACAGAGTATATCAACTAGTATATTCATTCGTACATCACCGTGTCGGTGTCACCTATTGCCCATTTTGGGTTTTGTTCTACAATATATTTTTTAGTGCAAACTTTAAAGTCTGGAAACTTTAATTCTTTTGGATTGCTTGCGGCATCAAGCCATATGCAACGATTGTTTGGTTGTGCCGCATACTGACCATTGTCAAGTTCTATGAAGTTATATGACTTATGATCTTCTGGATTTTCTGCATCACCCATATCTAGATATTCATCTGATGCACAATTGTCAACAGTAAACATGTAATTACCTTGATACCATTGTTTATTCTTAGCGTAAAACTTACCGCTTAGATTCATCAGAAATGATTTTTGTATCACGGTAACATCATACGATAAACAATCCCAAATTTGCAAATGGTCTAAAGGCAAAAACTCTGACGGAGTAATGTTATCTGTGCGAGACACATATGCACTCAATGGAAGTTTATCATACAATGCGCCATATTCAGGTAGATACGATTCAATGAAAAATGCTCTACGGCTCATTGATTTGATTGATACCCAAATGCAAGGTACATATTCGCCAAATCCTTTTTCAAAATTGTAGAGATATTCTTTTCTGATATAACATCTAACTCTTGGTGTGTTTGCTACTAAAAAACTCATCTATATCTCCTATTCTTTTACGTCATTTTTATCAAAGTCTAAACTAAAATCTTCATAATTTATGAAAAGTTCTTCTCCAACTTGAATGTCTTTTAATGCATATGAACAAAGTTCTTTTTTACTTCCATCAATGTTTGGTGTATAACTATGATTCATAAAATTGTTTAAATCGCAAGACATGTAGTAAAAATTTTCTTCAGTTTTTTCTATCCATGCATATTTGTAAAAATGTTCTTTTTGTGCATCATTTAACTGATTCAGTTTTTGTTTTGAAATTTTTATATCTACGCCTTCAATAAACTTCCAAAACATATTTCCTTTTGGTATAAATTCTTTTGTAAATAGTCCCAAACCCATCTTTGGGTTTGTTGCCGGTCTAACCTCAACTCTATAAAATAACATTATTAGCCTTCACAAGCAAGACATGTATCGCCTTCAACAATTGCTTTCATATCTAGTTCTTTGATTACATCACGTTCAATTCGTTTTGCAATCTTATCTGCTTTACCAATCTTTTCTGAACGGCAGTAGTAAAGAGTCTTCAAGCCCATCTTCCATGCCATGAAATGAATTGCATGTAGATACTTGATGTTTGCATCTGGTCTAAAGAATAGATTGAGTGATTGTGCTTGATCAATATATTCTTGTCTATCTGCGGCATGTTGTACAATCCAACGCTGATCGATTTCCATTGATGTTTTAAATACGTCTTTTGTCCAATCATCCATCCATGTTAGATGTTGAACTGAGCCATCGTTTGCAATAATGCTTGACCAAATTTCGTTGTACTCATCTTGTGATACTGTTCCACTATCGCTAGACAAATGTTTTTCAATAACTTTATTCAACCATTTGTTTTTATTTAAAGATGAGCCCGATAAAGTGTCCTGACGGTATGCGTTAGCACGATAAGGCTCAATACTAGGGCTAGTGTTTCCCATGATGATAGACGAAGAAGCATTTGGAGCAATAGCCAACATATGACTAAAACGCTGACCAGTACCCGTAGCATCGGGTGCTTCACCACGTTCACTACCGAGTTGAAGATTTGCTTCATCTAGTTTACTCCTAATGTGTTTAAAGATTTGTTTGTTTCTACCTACTGCAAGGGCTGATTCAAACGGCACATTATTTTTCTGCAAATATGCGTGAAAGCCTAAGGCTCCAATACCAATAGAACGCTCAGACCTAGCAGAATGAATGGCTCTGGGTATGGTAGTTGGCGCGTTATCAATAAAATATTGTAAAACATTATCGAGCATCTCAGCAACATCACGGAGGAACTGTTTATTATTTTTCCACTCATCGAAGTACTCCAAATTAACTGAAGACAAACAACAAACTGCGGTTCGATCTTTGCCTGTTGGTAAAATAATTTCAGAACACAAGTTGCTCTGACGAATTGACATACCAAGTTTCTTTTGAAACTCAGGCATTGCTTTGTTACTTGTATCTATGAAATGCAAGTATGGTTCACCAGTCATCATGCGATTCTCAAGAATGCGTTGCCACAATTCTCTTGCTGATACTGTTTCTCTTATGTCACCATTGTGTGGATCTCTGAGATGCCAAGAGTCATCTGCTTTTGAATCGATCATACACTTTTCAATGATCTGCATAAAGTCATCTGTGATATTGATGCCATGATGCAAGTTCATTGCTCTCATGTTTGGATCGCCCGTAGGCTTTCTCATGTCAAGAAAAAGAAGAATATCTGGATGGCTAATATCAAGGTAAGCGGCGTAAGAACCACGGCGAGTACGACCCTGGCGATATGCGAGACTTGACGCATCATAAGTGCGTAAGTGAGGCATAACACCAACAGACTTATCATCAGCGGAACGTATTCCAACACCGATTCCAACTCCACCCCCCAACATTGAAAGCCAATTTACTTCAGCCAAACAATCAACTAAACCTTCTGCGCTATCATCTAGATAAGGTAAGAAACAAGAGATAGGAAGACCGCGCTTGCTACGACCAAAACTAAGAATTGGAGTAGAGTATGAAAGCCAGTGTTTACTGGAATAATCATAAAGGCGTTGTGCGTGTGCATCATTGCTTCCAAATGCTTTTGATACATATGCAAATCTTTCCTGAGGGCTTTCTTCATCCTCGCGCATGTAACTTTCTTTTAAACGCTTTAAACCTAATTCGTCAAATAGCGCATCCCTAGAAAAATCAATTTTCATTTTCTTCCTTTTATTATTCTTGTACAAATTCTTTAACCATTGGGAATACTTTTGATATTACTTCAGCGCAAGCCTTTGCAATTTCAATGTGTTCCTTCTGAGTTCCGTTTCCGCTTCTCAGTTCAATGTAATGTAACCATGATCTGAGTGTTCCGTTTACATACAATCTTGATACAGTCAGTCCTTCTGGCAGTACTGCTCTTGCTTGTTCTTTTGCAATGCCGTTAGCGATAGCCCATTCGTATTCTCTTTGTGCGGCATAGATAACTCTTTGTTGTGCGCGATACCAATCGTTTTGTAACAGTTGATCATCTACTTCTATACTATTTTGTCGATTAACGGTGTCCTGAAGGCGTGCCTCTCGACATACGAAATCCAAATCTTTCGTTGGATCGGCGTATCGTTGGCTAAATTCCTGAAAGGAAAAACTTCTGTGTCTGAGGAACTGTCTTGCAATGTCTCTTGTTGTTTCAACTTCGAGGCAGACTGAGACCATTTCGAATGGTGACCAGTGCTTGTGTCTTGCGAGGTATTTGATAAGTCGTTCTGAATTTTCATTACTGGACTGACTGGCTGGATTCGATACTCTTGCACAATACGCAACAAGTTCTTGTACATCGATTGGATATCCAACATCATTTTCAAACTCCTCTGACATTTGAGAATACGATACTAATTTTACTTTCATAATTTCTTCCATACATTAAATTGTAACAACGCTTCAGGCCCCGCAAAAGTATTTTTATCTATAATAGATTGAATTTCATCTACGCTTAATTTCTGCTTTACTACCATATCATTTATATCTTTTTCGATTATTGCCTTAGGCCAAATGCAGACGCTAAAGCCGTCATCAATTGCTGACTTTATTTCTCTAACAATTTCTTTGTTTCTAGGTTCATTGTCGTAGATTAATACCAAATTACTTTTCGCGAATACATCTCCGACTGATTTAAGATTCGCATTACCTGACGCGATTGCATTAGGTAAAAATAAACTATCGATAGGACCTTCAGTAACGTAGATTGTTTTAGATTTATCTACATTGTTCAGACCAAATATCATAGGTGCATCGTCTTTAATTCTAATCGTTACATATCGTAACTTTTCGCCACGAACAGCACGACCAGACAAACCAACTAGATCATTATTCAAATCAAAGAAAGGCAAAACTAAACGCGGTTCGCTACCAACAATTTTATCGTCATAGCCATCCGCGAATTGTTTAAACTTTTGAATATCGTCTACGAAATATAGGTCATCATATCTATGTTCGGGAATCTTTCGATTCCGCAGATATTCGCATACTTCATGCTTTTCTGCCAATCTTTTTATTGGCGAAAGTAAGCCTTTGAATGCATTATTTTCTTTCGTAGTTTGAAATGTTACAGGCTTGAAAATAAAGCCATGTTCTTTATGTGCTTTGCGACCTGTCTCACCTTCTTTGTATCGGTCAAGACAATACTGTTTATAGAGTGATTGGTCTAACTCTTTGATAAGAGTACCAAGAGACATACTTGCGGAACAGTTGTGGCATTTATAGAACATGCCACCTTTCTGCGCGAAAAGATAACCCCTCGCCTTATTGCGATTGGTTTGACTGTCGCCACAAATAGGGCAACGGAAGTTATAGAGATAGTCGCCTTTTCTCTTAAACTTATCTAATCTTACGGAAATTGTACCGATGTACTGTTGATCAACCCACAAACTCATAATGTACCCATTATAGACAAAATTATAGCATTCTGTCTATTATACTAAACATTGCAGGGAAAGTCAACCCCCGAATAACTTTGCCAAAACTGTCATATTTACGTTTGAAATTAGCCATGCTAAAACTACAACACCACCTGCAACCATCCATTTCCATTGGAAGATTTTTTTCAAATCGTCATCTTCTTTTTTATTGTGTTCATCAATCGTATGGCGCAGAGACTTAATCTCATCCATGATCCTACGCTCAGTTAATTCTATCTTATCTGATAGGTTTCTGTCAACTGTAGTAATTCGCGAATGTAGTTCTTTTACGTCTTCCACGGTATCTCTTTTTCTCTGTTCCATATCGTTGTAAATTTGCGTGACAATGCGGTCGTGATTATCGACTAGTTTTTCTATAACCTGATCCATCTTTGAGCAAAGATGGGCGATGTTGTCTACCTTTTCTTTCAGTACTTCAACATCAATCTTTAATTCAACCGCATTATCAGGCATGATTATTTCTTCGCTGGTGGTACTTCAGTACCTTCGAGTTTCTTGTGGATTTTCATTTCCTTGCACTCTTGTACTGGTTTACCTGCTTTGTCTAGAACCGGCTTACCGTCTTTGGTAATCTTGTCTATACATACCTTCTTTGTTTCAGCGGCAACACCCATATTATAACTGAATAATGCAAGGGATGCAAGCAAAACTGATGCAAAAATTTTCTTCATTTTCGTTCTCCTTCGTTGAATTACTATTTATTGGATGGTGGTATTCTAGGTGCGAAATTTTCTGATGCTGTCACACCTAGACCAATCATTATTAGATATATCATGCTTTCAAACATGAATGGCTCAACTTTATAGCCCCAAAACAAATTAGCCATAAAAGCAATGCCGCAGAGTATAAACGCAATAAAGGTGATGACTCTCTTGCTACTCCAAGAGCCATCGATACCATCCTGCAACATGCTTTTTAAAAATGACATATTAAATCTCAGGCTGTGGTGCTGGCGCAGGTGCTAACTTGCCACCAAACCCAGTAATCACTTGTGGTGGTTGACCAGGCTGTGATACTGTTACATTGAATGTAGGCTCTGATCTTTCTGTTCTTGGAGGCGCAGTCATTGCTTTCTTTGTCTCTGCGAAGTTTTCATTAGCCAATTTTTGTGCGGCTAACATTGCTTCTTGATCTTCTTTCTTACCGCCTGCTAACATGATACCAGATAGAGTACCTGTCAAGAATGTGGCGATAGGAACAATCAATTCAAAAAACTTCTGATCGATTGGAGAGATAGCATTGAGCGGTTGTGTCACAAAAATTAGTGAGTATAGCACAACAAACACGATGCCTGTTAGTGTGAGTGATAAGCAGACGCCGATAAAAAATTTCAGACGCGCCATTAATTGGTCTTCAGTATACACGAATGATTCACCTTTCAGATTATTATTTTCCACATTGTACTCCTTGTGTTGGTTGCGGCTGTGTGCCTTGCGGTAGTTGATCCGCAGGCATCCCTAATCTTGGGTCACGCTGACCCTTAAATACATGCTCAGGGCATGTTCTAGTCACATCACACAAAGGTTTCTGACAAAAATCCTTGTCCCAATTTTTTGGGTCTTGACAAGGGTATCTAAATCTATCTCCCCCGAAAATCGCTATAAACAAAGGTAAAATTAATAGTACAGTTAAGTACTTGAACATCTTTCTGTCGTTTGGTGCAGACATTTATACCCCCAATACATGTAGGGCGTGTTCATAGTGTTTAATTCGATCTTCAAGACCAATTGTACCGCCGTTAATTCTTTTAGTCAATGTGACAATATCTCCTGCATCTGCCCATTGATTTAACTTGTTTGTTTCCCAGAACCAACATGCAGACTGAGCCGCACCTTCAAATGTTCCGAGATATTCTGTTGCTTCTTCAGGCGTAATTTCTAAAGAAGCCGCGAACCATGTATAGTTCTGGCGACCAGTCAACTGAATCAGGCCACGACCACAATATCTGTAGCCATCGCCAGACTCTTCAGGTCCGTTACCCATACGATTTGCGTAAACTCTATTTGCAATCGCTTCTTGCTTATTAGGCATTGAAGCATAGCGTTGTGCTATTGCATCGTCTGGAAAGTACTTAGGAAAAATCTTTCTAAGACTTGCGGCACGATAGTTTAGATTCTCTTTGAGAACCATGAAGCCTCCAGATTCGTGGGCGCATTGTGCAACAAATGCCGCGATTCTTTGTGGCGTGTTAATTTCGTAGTCTGGTAGTAATTGAGACAATGCTTTGTGCCAATGTTCCACATATGGGTTCTTTGGCAACAACTGTTTCAATTGTGCTAGTGTTAATTCCATTTGCTCTCCTATTTAATGTCGAATGTTTTTTTCTGCTGATTATACCAATCAATCCATGCTTCATTTTTCAATGAGCATTCATGATAGAGAGTATAATTCTGAGTTACAGACTTTATCACTTCGCTAAGAAGTGGATCGTCTTTCTCAATTCTTTTCAACTCAGGACATGGTTTTAGAAGAGTTTCTGGTGCGTCAGGAAACTTACGCTTCACTGGCACAACAGTACTGCAACCTGATAACATAATTATCATCGCAACTAGAAGGTATTTCATTTCTTTACTCCCTCTGCCGCTTTATTTACTGCCGATACTGCTTCCTTAGGAATTTCACATTTAGAATCGTACTTCACTACTTCCCTGTCAACGTAACGAACAATATCATCGCCTCGTTCACGAACAACTTGCGTTTTCGTTACAACTTTCTCTACAACTTGAACATTGACTTGCTGTGATTTTGCCTCTGCTTGTGCAACTTTCACCTCTAGTTCTTTTACTTTTGCAAGCCATGCTTCTTCATTGGCTATGGACCCTGCCATGTAAACGCCAATGACAATAAAAACGATTGACACCAACTGTATTGGTGTCTTGTACATATAAACGGCAGGTATAGGTATGAATCTAAGTAAGTATGTAGTTGCAAATCCAATGATCCCTACAAACAAAATTGCATAGAATATCCAGAATGGTAGCCATTGCAATATCCACATATAACACCTTACTCTTTAAACATTCCGCCTCTACCGTATCTCAAAAAAATCATTGCACCAGTCTTATCATCTTGAAGGATGATAGGCTTCTTTGGGTACTTGCGGCCGTATTCACGAATCGCATTTCCCAGATCATCATTTCCCACATACTTTTCATACTTGAGATATTTTCTTTTACCTAGTCTTGCTTTTAGATAACGCTCTGTATCAACTACAAATACGTCACTATTTGCAAAACGGCGCATCATGTACTTGGGTGGGCGTGGAGGATCACCTGTGATACCTGCAACACCACCTGCACTTACTGAGTTAGCGGCTACATCTTCAGTAAGATATTCACCGCTATTGATAAACGCTTCCCACTTCTCATCAAGATTTTCTTCAGTTAAATCTTTGCCTTCTTTGATCAAGAACAATGCCGCGGCATATGATGCAAATTTAGTCTTGCCTCCTGGCACTAGTGCAAGTAACTTTTTCAATTTGATCATTAATACGTCAAACGTAGTCAATGATTCTTGCTCTGCCATTGTGCGTCTATCTGAACCTTTTTTTAAAATGTTTCCTTCAGCATCAATCACACCGAGTTTGTATGCTTCCCAATCGGTAAATGGTTGCGTCAATCTACGCAAGATTCGATACACAACATATAAATCTACTAAGTTTGCCATACTCTTTTTTGTATCTCTTTTAATAAGTGATCATCATACAAAACTTCTTTGTTTGCAATATAGCCTAAGAAAATCAAAAAACTATCCAAAATGTATTTGTTCTTATCGCCTATCTTAAACCTCAGCATATTAACAGTTGCTTCTACACCAAAAACATTTGAGAGAAAGATAATATGATTTAAAATCAATCTTTCTCTCAACTCGTCTTTTTCTGCGTACTTGTTAATGAGTCTCTTAATGTACTTGATTTTATTCAAGTCTTCAAGATACTCTAGTACGGATATGCAATTAGGATTTCTGTAATTGTTAATTGCATACTCATCAAATTCATCTTCATTCCGAATCATTTTAGAAGCCGGTTAATGTAGCCCTCAGGATCGAATTTGCGCCAGTAGAACCAACCGCAACATAAATGTAGTTGGAATCCCAACCAATCTCACCTGTGTTCCAACCCTCTGCGGCTGCATTTGATGTAGCAACAGAACTAATACCACGAATACGAATCTTGCTATCGTTTACGTCAAATGCAACGGTAGGCGTATTAGTTTTAACACCGATTCGATTGTTCATTGCATCAACAAAGAACATATTGGTTTGTGTATCAGATTCGATGCGAGTGTTACTTGCAGTACCGTCTTCGTTAATTACAACGCCTGCGGTAAATGTAGAACCTGATGGTGCTGTAACAATAACTGTGTTACCACCAATCTTTGTCGTGCCGGTTGCTGATGAAGTATTTGCAGTAATATCAATATTGCTGAATACTGTCTGTGCTGATTCGCCAAACAAGTCACCGAGTTCAATCTTCTTCGAGACTGGTGTGCCTGATGGATCATCAACGATCAACAACAAATCTGTATTTGCTGGCGCTGTTAATGCTGTTAGTTGCGTGACTTTTTTATCTGCCATCTTTTTCTCCTATATCTTATAAACCCCATTGAAGGGGAATGCTACTCCTGGGACTCAGGCCAATGTGTCGATTAACTATCTGCGGCGATAGTGTCATCTGGTGCATCGGATGTAACTGCTGAAGACATTACAACTAGTGGTTCTGTCTTGTAGCGTGTTGTTCCGTGCATGTCTGTATAAGTGACGAATTTAGTCCAACCTGGTGTGTTGATACCGCGAGCCTTGTTTGCGGCAAGTGACGCTTCAGTATCGTCAACACCGATGATGTTATTTGAAGCAATTTCAGCCGCAGTAACATACTTAGGTACGTCTTGACCAGTAATCGTTGCGCCGGTCTGGTTTGCACCATCCCATGCAGTAGCAATAGTCAATGAGTTAGCCGCAGAAATTGCAGTAACCTGTCTACGCTTACCAGCGATAACTAGCGCATCGCCAATATCTATTTCGGTTATAAATGTTGCTGTATTGCTTCCCGTAACTGTAGTTGTTGCTACAGAGTTGCTTACGTTAGCAGTACCCGTGATTGAATATGAATCTCTTGTTCCCCATAGTGCCATGGTTTTTCTCCTTTTAGTATCCTAATTTTCTAAGTTCGGAAATCGTTCTCATTGTATTTATATGTCGAATTCCAATGCCGCCCTTTGCGACCCATTCATCGATGTTTTTTACATGATCATCGATTAATAGATTTGGTTTACCATCAACTGTAAGAGCATAATTCTGCTTTTGTTCTCTAGGAACTAGATGAATTTCCTTTACAGTACCTAAATGCTTGCGTATCCATTCAATCTTTTCTGGTCTGCAAGTGTTCATCCTCTTGGATGGTGTAGAAAGAATTGCTGGATTGTAGGGTTTGATGAATCTCCACAACGCAAGCCCATCAGGCATTGGTTGTAGGTTTGCCCAAAACTTAGGCACTTTTTTCATCGCCTCCCACTTCTCTTCTTTTCCTGCATGAACAAAGTCAGGCAGCCCTTGCTGTCTGAGTGCTTCGTTCGCACCACCCATGAAGTTGACAAGGACTTGGTCCATGTCGCAGTAAATTTCTGGTAGCATTTTATTTGTTGTCGCTAATCTCAGGGTCAATCTTAATTGGCTCTTGCTTACCGCTTAGTGTCTCGCCCTTTTTAACTGCTTTCTGCTTTGCGGATGCTTCTTTGCCGTTGTCTTCTTTTTTGTCTTCTTTTTCGTTGATGGATACATTACCAACTGTTTTCATTTTGATGTTGGTTTTGATTCCCATCTTTGCAAAAGCCTTTTCGAATTTCTTTGCAAGCGGCTTGCCTCCAGACTTAAACTCTGGATATTCTTTCTTCTCGTCTTCTTCTTTTCGCAATGATTGCTGTTGCTTTGACATTGCTTCGCGTTCTTTTTCATGCTTCAAACGCAATTGAGTAGACTTGAGCCTTGCTTGCGCTCTTTTGACTGCATCGGTTGCATCGCCAGTTCCGCGAATAGAGGTGCCACCACCCTCTGCTTCTTTAATATCTTTTTTAAACTTTGTAGCAAGCCACTTCTTTGTGCCTTCTGGTTCTAATTTATTTGCTGGAGTTTTTACATCTTCTGGATGTTTCTCTTCAGCCTTCATCTTTTTTCTAGCGGCTATTGCGGCCAGTTTTGCACGTTTTGCGGCGGCTTCTTTATCGTGTGGTTTGTCGCTTGACCTAACATCTTTGTCGTATGCGTCTTCTTCTTTCATATCTTTTGGCTTCTTACCAGCCTTCTTCATAGCGATTGCAATAGCGGCTTGCTGTGCTGGTGATGCGGCTTCATTTTTAGGTACACAATTTGGTACCATCTTGTCGCCCTTCTTTTTCATACCCTCTTGTTTGTGAGTATCCCAACATGCTTCTTCTATAGATTCAATGTACATGTTCAATTCATACTTTTGATTGTCCATATTGTACACTTGAAGGTGCAATGCTTTCTTAGATTCTTTACCATCTTTTTTTAACTTAATAGAGAATGAATTTGTTTTACCAGATGATGGCTTCTTAGGACCAGTAGCAACTTTGTCGTGCCAGTCATCCATGTCTACTTCAAAGCCACGCTTCTCTGCTTGTTTGATAGCCGTCTGTACTGCTGAAGAATAATCTTTGTGATAAATTTCATATCCACTTGCAGACTTTGCTTCTTCAAGGTCCACTTCTTCTTTTTTCATAGCGGCGCGATTCACACGATTCTGTGCAAGTCCAGAAACGAATTTAATCTTTGCACCCGCAAGTGATTTAAGATTGTCAATATGCATTTTGTCAAGCATAGCAATTAATTGCTTATACTCTGGACCTGACGGATCGATTGTGCTAATCTTTCCGTATTCATCTCGCATCTTAGCGAGTTGTTGTGATGTGAATGCGTTTTTCATTTATTTCTTCTCGTTAAGTGAATTGATGAAATCCAAATCCTCTTGAGTTAGTTCGTAGTCTTCCTTCTGAGGTGCGCTTTGTGCTTTACCTTTTACAAGTTTGCCTTTGGCTTGAACAGCCGCAAGACGGGCAGCCTTGTCGCTGTGACCTGGCAATAGACTTGTCATTGGCACTTTACCTTCTGGACCTTTACGCTCATTATCTGGATTGTCGTAGCCTTTGCCTTTTACAACTGCTTCGTCAGTCTGTTCTACTTCTTCGTTTTTTGCTTTGTGTGCGGCATCTAGATCGTTGAAGAATTTCTTCTTTTCGTCAGGAGTCAAATCGCCCAAAGACTTAATACCTTTCTTAGCCATGTGTGCTTTGACTTTGGCTTGATACTCAGTCTCTTCTTCAATTGATTTTGTAACGTAATCCACAAGAGATTGTGGTACGCCAAATTTTTGTGCTAATGTTGTTGGTTTCATTTTTATTCCTCTACTATTTTTAAGGTTAAATTTCCGGTGCCTTTTATAATTCTGTGATAGGTTTCTGCTTTTATGAAATACACTTTGTTCTTTTCCAAGATAATCGGTAGTGCATCATCATATTGCAATAACCATCCGCTTCCTTCTAATACATGTACGCTTCGATCCTTTTTGTCGCGATGCCATATAAGTTCCATTGGGTCAACAGATTCATCGAACACTCGAACGAATCCATCATTGCTCTGATTATCAGAGTATGGGTTACCAATAGAAGTTTCCACCGCCACTCAATCCTAGTTGTTTTGCATAACGTGGTGTGTTGCAAGCCCAATACGCGGCACTCGTTCTATCTTTTTGCATACTGCATTGATGACGCGCCGCGAATGATTTTCTTGCTTCAGGATCATTCAATTTAACTGATAGACCTGTAGTATCGCCCCATGTGACTTTCTTCACACCACCATCTGGTTTACGAACATACACATAAAATTTCTTTGGACCGCCACGCTTTGGCTTACCAATCTCAATATCTTTTTCTTCCTCTTCTGCAATCATTGGGCAGTCAAGAGGAACAGGTTGACCTTCTTCGGTGAATGCAAATGTACCAATGTCTGTATCTTCAATCAAAGATTTATCCATACCTTGTAGTTCTAGTTTGCCTTCTTTGTAGAGTTTTCTTGCTTCACGATACAATTCAAAATACATTTTTGAACCAACACGGAATACATTCTCTGTCAATGGAATTTTATTGTCAGTATGCCAATCAATAGCAGAATGCACATCTGTGTCTTCTTTTACTTCGTGTGCGCGTTTGATCTTCTCTAAATTTTGTTGAAACAAATCATTCAGATCGCCTTTTAGATGATCAGCAAGAGTTACGCTTGTAGGTTGACCTGGCGTATCTTCTGCATACTTCTTACGCAACTCATCTGTGCCCCATTCAAGAGTTTCTGCAAACTCTGAAAATGCTTCGTTCTTGTCGCCTGCTTTAGATGCTAAGTCTTTATCTGCACCACCCCATGTGCCTTTGCCTTTGGTGATGAATGAGTTCACTCGCGCAAACGCCCATTGCTGTGGCGTTGTTCCTGGACGATGACCACCTTGCCATGCCGCCATACCACGATCATAAACTTTCTTGAGAATGCTGTATGCAATGCCAGACTTTTCTGCTTTCTTTTTCAAGCCTTCAATCTCTTCATGTAATGCGGCGTAAACTTCGTATAAGTCTTCGCCCATCTCTTCTTTTGACATATCAGACAATGCTTCGTACATGTCTGTATCGCTCATTTCAAACTCTGCATCTTCATCGTCATAAACATCATCACCTTCTTCGTCATCGTAATCATAATCGTCTTCGAATTCTAGGTAATCTGTAACGGCTTCAATGTAATCAACTGCTTTGGTGATCTTTGAAAGTACCCATGCTTCTGGCTCTTCATCCATTTCAGATAGAATGTCTGCAAGCATTTCTGCGTCTTGAATAAGATTGGCTACTTCAATCTGCGCCATCTCTAATCCATCTAATTCTTCGTAATCGTCATACTCGCCCTTTTCAACAATGGCTTGTACTTCTTCGCTGAATTCTTTACCAACAAGTTTTGTGCCTGTTACACCTTGAACTAATGCCCATGCGCGTTTGTAGTCTTTCATGTTCAATAATTTCTTGAACATATCAACTTGGCGTGGGTCTGCTTTCTGATAAAACTTAGCAAGTTCCATGATGCCAATGTTACCAACATATGCGGCTTCATTCAGTTCATCAAACTCTTCTTTTCTCAAAGACATTTTTGCAAGATTGAACAACTGATCTTGGCTTGTCACCATGTCGAGCAAAGTAGATAATAGATTTTGTGTTGCTTGTCTTTCAGATGTGGATAGTGTATCGCCAGCATCAATCTTAGACATTGCTTTCTTAATTGTTGAAAGTAGAGTCTTGTCTGCAAGTCCCAAGCGAACTAATTGATCCAAGCGAGAAATTTCTTTCTTACCAATTTCTTCTCCAAACATTTGCTTGAATTTTAGAGTGTGCTTAGACTGAGGCATACCTTTTTCTCTTGCCTCTTTATCACCTGGTGCATCTGCGTATGCAGACTTATCAGAATCAGACTTTGGACCCATGCGCTTGAAATGTGCATCGCGTCTTTCTTTTGTGTCTTTGTCTAATCCTTTGTAGTACTTGCTTGGTTGTGTACCTTCTTTACCACCAACGTGTTTATCTTGTGGCAGTTCTGGCTTCTCAAACAATGCAACGAATGATTCGTTCGTTCTCGCTTGATTTTGTTTTCTTTGAATTTCTGCTCTGCGTACTTGAGGTAATAGACGAGAGCCAATCTTACCAACTACGCTCTTCATCTTATCGATCTTTTTGTCGATTGAAATTTTCTGTGAAGGTGATAGGTTTGCATATGCTCTACCACCACCAATTCTACGCTTTAAGAATGTGACTGCTTGGCGTCTTGCTCTCTTGGTAAGGGTTGGTTGATTTGCGAAACGGCGCATTGCACGTTCTCTTGCGCGTAACATTTTTGCTTTTAAACGTCTTACCTGCATGGCGCGTTTTCTACGCCCTTGCAATGAGAGTGCTTCATCCATTTCTAACTCCTCTTTTAATCCGCCGATATACTTATCTAACAATTTTTTTACCTTTTTTGGATTGGTTGCTTTAGGGTACAAGTCGCCTACAATCTTTTCTCTATTCGTGTCATCCGCTTCAGAATACATCTTGCGAACTTGACTGCCTGAGTAAACTACTTCACCAGCAACGGAAAAATCTTTCTTCTTTGTAACGAAAATGTAACCATGACCTGTCTTAGGATCAAATGGTTTGCAATCTTTTAAATTCTTGAACGGCTGATAATACGCTGGCGAACCATCCTTCTTAGTGTAATTAACAGGATCGCGTTCACTTCGCACAAGAATCAAAATGTCTTTTTCAGGATCATACTTGCGTAAAATCTCTTCTGGATTTACGGGTTGTTTGACCTGCACAAAGTCATCCTTAACGCCGGCTTGTTGCGCTAAGAATTTTTTATCTGTAAAGGGAATTGGTCTTACTTTAGTGTCGTTGCTTGATGCAACATAAAAGTCGGCAGACGGAAAGGCGCGTTTGGCTTCCTCATAACTGCTCATATGACCTTGATGAAACGGCTGAAATCCACCGCCGTAAACTACAATAACTTTTCTCATGGAGTTTTCCTTAGACTTATCCCTTACAGGTTTGCCGTAGCCTAACTGCGTTACATCTTATTTATAAGATTTTTACTTTGAATAGATGCCTTTACCAACTTCTAGGTAAAATTTTGCTTCATTCGCTGGTGGGGGACGCAATTTAGTGCGTATCTGAAAGATTGCAACGCCAGTTTTTTTGTCTGCAAAGACTAAATTATTGCCGTTTGATTGTGCTATTAGCGTGACGTTTTTGCGTAGTTGATTATAGTAGTCAACTGTAATCTCTTTGACTGTGCCCGATTGTACATCAATAACATCAGCCAAGTCTGAACCGAAAATGCTTTTTGCTAAAAAGTCTAATGCTCTATCTGTGAATGTAGTTTTAACAGATTCTTTTATCATTCTACTTTTTAAATCACTATACATCTCTTCAATCAAGGCAAACTTTGCGGCTTGTTCAACTGGTCCGACAAAAGGCTTTGATAATCGAACATACTTGTCTTCAGCATCCCATTGAATGCCGATTGCTTTTGCAATATCAAGCATACCGCGATATGGCGATAAGTTTGCAACTGTGACCGATTCTGATTTGAGTGAGAACGGCAGGCTGCCGCTAATGATTCTTTGATTGCCACCCTTCTTTGTGGCGTACACTTCTAGCGTAACGTCACCTTTAACTTCACCGCCAGAAGATTCACCTGCGATACCATCTGCAATGACTGTGAATGTAACTACTTCGCCAGTATTGTTATTTAAGAAATGATCAACTGCGGCACCTGCTCTGCGACTAAAACTTGCGCCTTCAATTGCCTTAATCAACTGATCAATTTTCTTATCAATGTTACCAACGTCTTTTGATGATTTGTAAAGTACTTCATATTCTTTATCAAATGCGCCTTGCACCGACTCAGGCTTTAGTCTCATCTCAAAATTTACATTGAAAAAGTCTGGAGGATTCTTTGCTCTCTGGCGCATATGCCCTTCAACAACTTTATACTTGAATCTTCCAGTACCGAACATCTTTGTATCAACTTTGGTACGAATCTCATTCAGTT